AGTGGCAACAAATATGGCAGCAAGAAGGTTGAAATTGATGGCATTGTCTTTGATTCCAAGAAGGAAGCAAAAAGGTTTCAGGAATTGTCCTTGCTTGAAAAAGCAGGGGCAATCCAAGGCCTGCAAAGGCAAGTCAAATATGTTCTGATCCCTTCACAGTATGAAGTCATTGAAAGATATTCAAAGACAGGGAAAAGGCTGAAGGATGGCCAAAGATGCATTGAAAAAGAATGTTCGTACATAGCTGATTTTGTTTATCAGCAAGATGGAAAGACAGTGGTTGAAGACACAAAGGGTTATAGAAATCCATCAACAGCAGGTTATGCATATTTTGTTCTTAAAAGGAAACTGATGCTGCATGTGCATGGGATCCAAATCAAAGAGATTTAGGAAGGAGTATTTGCAATGGGAAAACTGAATGAATTGAAAACAACACAGGACATTGTTCTTGAAGTCCTGACGGAACAGCCGATGGCAAGAAGCAGTGACAATTATTTGTGTTATATGGTTTATAAGATTGTAGGAAAGAAGAATGGTATTGATATAGATTCCATGTCGATGCCGACATTCTTTCTTCACATGAAGGAATATGGGTTCCCATCAACGGAAACGATCAGAAGAACACGACAGAAGCTTCAGGCAGAGCATCCGGAACTGTGTGGAAGTAGCACTGTTGAAGGACAAAGGCTTTTGAATGAAGAAGTCTTCCGGGAATACGCAAGGGGATGATTTTATGGCTGACAACAATGGATGGATAAAACTTCATAGGAAGCTGCTTGACAATCCAATTGTCATGAAGGATGCGGACCATCTTGCGGTATGGATGTATTTATTGCTGAATGCCACACATGCGGAATATCCTGCGTTGTTCAAAGGTAAGAAAATAATGTTGCAGCCGGGGCAGTTGATCACAGGTTGTATTTCCATAGGGAATCAGTTGTCTATTTCTGAAAGTAAAGTCAGGCGAACACTAAATGACTTCATAAGTGACGGACAGATTGACAGACAGACAAGTAATAAAAACTCACTGATTACAGTGCTTAAATGGGATTTGTATCAGACTTCTGACGGACAAAACAGCATTCAAGTGACGGACAACCGACAGACAAGTGACGGACAAGTGACGACAAACAAGAAGATAAAGAATGTTAAGAAGGTAAAAGAATGTAAAGAAATAATATATTCTGATGTTCCCGAACTGAACAAAGCAATCATTGATTTTATTGATTATCGGAAAGGTATCAAGAAACCAATGACGGAAAATGCCGTTTCACTTCTTCTTAGCAAACTGAACAAACTGTCAGGATCCATTCCTGAACAGATTGAAATTCTGAATCAGTCGATTGTGAACGGTTGGCAGGGTATATTCCCATTGAAGAAAGCAACAACCGGAAGAACAGAACCTGTTCCTTCTTGGATCAAAAAGAACAGCTTCAACGACATTCCACAGCACAACTATGGTGACATGGATGCATTAGAGAAACAGTTGCTTGGGAATGGTGATCCCTGACTTTGAAGAAAGAAGGGATCGACTGAAGGCAAGATTGGCGAAAAAATATGGAAAGGGGAAAAGCAATGAAAGCAAAGGACTATCTTCAGCAGGTCAGCAAGCTTGACAAAATGATTCAAAACAAGCTGATAGAAAAAAGTCAGTGGAAATCAATTGCACTGTCAACCGGATCCTGTTCTTCGGAACAGGAAAGGGTTCAGTCTTCCGGGAACAAAAGCAGGATGGAAGATGCAGTGATCAGATTGATTGAAATGGAAGAAGAAATTGATAGATACATAGATGAATTGATTGATACCAAGAAGGATGTCATCAGGACCATTGAAAAGCTTCCGGTTGCTGAATATGATGTGCTGCACAAGGTATACATACAGTTCAAAACGCTTGATGAAGCTGCTGCCATGATGGACAAATCATATTCATGGGCCACAACAGTTCATGGCCGGGCATTGAAGCATGTTCAGGAGATCTTGGAAAGGAAGGTGACGGAATGAAGTACAGCAGGGAAACCTTGAAGCAGAAGTACAAAGCAGGAGAAATCACCATAAAGGAGTTTAAGAACGGACTTCGGGAGATCGAAGCAAAGGACAGAGAAATGCGAGAGCAACTATTGGAGAGATTAGAGGATCCGCAGGAAGGAGAGTGACAGAATGAAGTTTATTTTGAATGGATGTGATATTTCTTTTATAGCAGAAGCACCGGAAGATATAACACTTAAACAGTTGCTGAAACAATGTGACAAGATCCGTCCGGATTGGTGCGCTTGTGGGATTTGTTCTTGTGATGAAAGCGAAAAAACGGAAATCATCATTGATTACAACGATATTAAAAAGGTTGATGATGATGTTCCTTGCAGGATAGTAGAGGAAGGCGGTGCAGAATGACGAAGAAACCTAAAGTTCTAATTGTTGGCGGTGGCAGACATTATGGAAAAACGTTGGAAGCGCAGAAGGGACTTTTGGAAGAATTGGAATCGTACAGAGCAATCGGCACTGTTTCCGAGTTCCGAGAGTTGAAGGAAAAGGCAAAGCCGAATAAGCCATATTATGTGCCGTATGATTCAAATCCCAACATCGGGAATTGGCACTGTCCTACTTGCCACGGAATTGTTTTGTATTACCATCGTGTTTGCGGTTGTGGGAAGCATCTTGATTGGAGTTAAGGAAAGGAGCAACCATGATACGAAAAATTAAGCAGTATTTTAAACGTAAGGAGTTTGAAAAACGCTGTCTGCACATTCCATGCACAAAATGTCCGTACTTCCTTGATGACGGTTTGGATGGTAGGTGTATATTGGTGGCTAGTTTGGGTTTAGAGGGGGAGCAATGATGTTCAAATATTGCTTGGTACAATATTTTGACTACATGGCACAGAAACGAAAGAAGAAAAAGTGGTTGAAGTGTGAGGATTGCATGTTTAAGGATAAGTGTGAAAGGTGTCAGAAAGGAGCGCAGGATGGAGAGAGAATGCGATAACTGCAAATACAAGATGAATGGTATTGAAGAACATCCATGTGTCAAGTGTATAAGAAATGCAACAGATATGTGGGAGCAGGAAACCAACGCAGACCGCATCCGGACAATGAATGATGTAGAATTGGCAGAGTTTTTGACGAAGCAGTTTTGTCACGGAGTTGGAGAAAAATTGATTTTTGATTGGCTGAAATCCCCGATTGATAACAGAAAGGAGCAGGGATGACAAAGAAAATATGTGCATACTGCGGCAGTGAATTTTGGGTGAACGAATACCAAAAAGGAGATCTGAACAAAAAGTATTGTTCCCCGGATTGTGCAATAACTGTGGAAAATAAGCGGAAGCGAGAGAGAAGAAAAAGGGAAAAGACCGGGGAAGTGGTTCGGCATGAAAGACTTTGTTTGTGCTGTGGGAAGAAGTTCACGACAACCAAGGAAACGAAAGTGTATTGCAACGATGGATGCAGAATCAAGGCAAGTGCTGAAAGGCAAAAGGTGTATGGTGTGGAGTATAGGGAGAAGAAACGACAGGAAAAGCTTCAGGAAGAAAAGAAGCAGAAAGAGAAAGAGCAGCTGCACGAAGCGAACAGCAAGGCATTGGCAAGTGGCATGAGTTACGGTCAGTATTATGCAATGCTATATGCACAGGAACAAAGGCATGATGCAAAGAAGAAAAAGTGTTAAAAAATGTATACGTTGTGACTTTTTTGCAAAATGTTGTATAACATGTGATTGAAAACCTGTGATATTATTAAAATGTAAAATGATTCATGAAGGTGTTGTCTTCGGGTGAGGGCAGCACCTTTTCCTTTGGCCTTGAATGATGCTCAATACTCCTGCATTCAAGGCCTTTTTGTTTCAAAGGTGGTGATTGTGATGGCTAAATTAACAGCCAAACAGCAAAGATTCTGTGATGAATATCTGATTGACTTAAATGCCACACAAGCAGCTATAAGAGCAGGATATTCTGTAAAGACAGCGGCAGTAATTGCAAATGAAAACCTAAAAAAACCTTATATCAGCGAATATATAGAAGAACGGATGGCAGAAAAGGAAAAAGCATTGATTGCTGATCAGGATGAAGTGCTGAAATACTTGACATCTGTTTTGCGTGGCAAAAGTAAATCCGCAGAAATTGTGGTGGAAGGAACCGGGGAAGGATGTTCTGAAGCAAGGACGATCATGAAGGAACCTTCAGAGAAGGACAGATTGAAGGCGGCAGAACTTCTTGGCAAGCGTTATGGACTGTATACAGAAAAGGTTGAAGCTGATGTGGACATGAGCCTGAACATCAGTGTTGATTATGGGGATGAAGATGAATGAATATAAAAGTTCAGATGAATCCCGGATTCCGGGAAGTGGACCGAAGCAAAAAGCGGTATATTGTCATGAA